AATCAATTAAAGTCTATGGTATTGATGTAAATTATATGCCAAGAACTCTTGTCAATGAGGATAAGATTTTTGGAGAAGATCGAGTTTCGCAGTTCAAAGATTCCAGAGCAATTGAAATGTATATCAAGAATGTGGATGGATTTGAAGGTGAAGGAACTTTTGTTTCAAACTTTGGATTGGAAGTCAGAGATCAGATTACACTCACAGTTTCAAGAAGAAGATGGACTCAACTTAATTTTGAAGGTGGTGGAAGAGATAAAGAACCTAAAGCTGGTGATCTTATCTATTTTCCTTTAACTGATGGATTGTTTCAAATAATGCATGTTCAAGATACGAACACCTTTTATCAAACTGGATCACTTCAAACATTTGATCTTGTTTGTGAACTCTTTGCTTATTCTGATGAAAAAATTGACACAGGAATTGAAGAAATTGATGACATTGAAGTTCAACAATCTTTTGTTCGTACATTTGAATTAGCTGCTAGTCCTGCAGTCTCTGGAACTTTTCAAATTGGAGAGACAGTTGCAGGAGGAACTTCTTCTACTACAGGAGAAGTGGCCAAGTGGGATTCCACCACAAAGTATTTGTATCTAATCAACATGACCGGAAATTTTACAGTAGGAGAAATTCTTACTGGTGCCACAAGTACAGCAACTGGTACTTATGAAACTAAACAAACAACTGATGAAGCTGTTCAAACTCTAGCACAAATTGAGGCTGGAACAACAGATACATCTACAGGCAATGAACAATTTCAAAGTGACGCAGATTCTATCCTTGACTTTTCAGAGGGTAATCCATTTAGTGAAGGAGATAATTATTAATGTTAGGATCTACCTTTTATCACCAAACGATACGAAAATATGTAGCGGCATTTGGAACTATATTCAATGACATCAATGTAGAACGTAAAAATTCTGCAGGGAATGTTGTTGAGAGAATTAAAGTTCCTCTTGGTTACGGGCCAAAACAGAAATGGATTTTAGCTCTTCAAGAGACTAGTTCCGATAGAAAAGTAGTTGCAACTAGACTTCCACGGATGGGATTTGCTCTCACAGGTCTATCATATGATTCGGTGAGAAAACTCAATACTATGGGGAGAAATGCTGCAGCGAATACCGCAGCTGGAACCACTACGTTGATGACTCAATATAATCCTGTTCCTTATAACTTTGACTTTGAACTATTCATTTTGGTAAATAATGCAGAAGATGGAACTCAAATTCTTGAACAAGTCTTACCATACTTTGCTCCACAATTCACAGTTACCATTAATACTATTCCGAGTATGGGAATTAAGACTGACGTACCTATCATTCTTAATTCGGCATCTCAGAGTGATGAATATGAGGGAGATTTAGCAACAAGAAGAACTATTATCTGGACTTTAAGTTTTCTTCTTAAAGGTCAAATCTATCCAGACGTTAAAACAAGTTCAGTTATCAAATCTATTGAAGTTAATTTCCGAATTCCTGGTGGTGATAAAGAGGATTTTGCAGTTAATTTTGCTCTATTGGAAACTTCAACCCCACATACCACAGACTATATATTACTAGAAACAGGAAATTACGAAAGAATTGCTACAGAAGATAGTAGTGAGGGAGCATCAGAATCTACAGTCAAGTCAAGGTATACAGTTACACCTTCACCAGCTGGAGTTACTGCAAATGAAGATTATGGATTTAGTGAAACCTTTGAGTTTTTTGAACCAAGTAGAAATTATGATATAATAACAGGTACAGATGTATGAGTGTAGTGGGAAATATAGATGAACATCTTGATGAAGTTTTTGGGATTATAGAGAAACCCAAGCAAGATGTGGTAAAGGCAGAACGTATAGTACCTGTCGCGACAGATGATGATAGTGCTTTAGATTTTCAATACGCAAGAGAAAATCTTTATAATCTTATAGAACGTGGTCAAGATGGATTAGAAGAACTCCTTGAAATAGCCAAAGCTTCACAACATCCTCGTGCATTTGAAGTGGTACAACAAACCATTGGACAATTGACTACAACCAACAAAGAACTCCTAAATCTCCATAAAACAAAAAAAGATATAAAAGCTGAAACTGGTGGCCCTACGAATGTTAGTAATAATCTATTTGTTGGTTCTACCGCGGAGTTGCAGAAATTTCTCAAAAAAGAAATAAAAGAAACAAAAGAACTGAGTAACCCTAATGGCAAATAGTCAAACTTATTTAGGGAATCCTAACTTAAAGAATGTTGGAGTTCCTGTAGAGTGGACAAAAGAAACTATTGAGGAATACCAGAAATGTATGGAAAGTCCTCAGTATTTCATAGAGACTTATGTTCAAATAGTTCATGTAGACAGAGGACTTGTACCATTTGATATGTATCCGTATCAGAAAAAAATGATACAAACCTTTACGGATGACAGATTTGTAATATGTAAAATGCCCAGACAGACAGGTAAATCTACTACTATTGTCAGTTTCCTTCTCCATTACATTCTATTCAATCAAGATGTCAATTGTGCTATCCTAGCTAACAAACTTTCTACTGCACGAGAACTTCTTTCTAGATTACAACTTGCATATGAACATCTACCCAAATGGTTACAACAAGGAGTTACAGTTTGGAATAAGGGAAATATTGAGCTAGAATCTGGTTCAAAGATTTTGGCTGCAGCAACATCTTCTTCAGCTGTTCGAGGTAGTTCTTTTAATGTCATTTTTCTTGATGAGTTTGCGCACGTTCCAAACAATATCGCTGACCAGTTTTTTACTTCAGTTTATCCTACAATTTCTTCTGGTGAAACTACTAAAGTTTTTATCGTATCTACACCATTGGGACTTAATATGTTCTATAAAATGTGGATTGATGCGGAGGAAGGGAGAAGTAACTATACTCCGATTGATGTTCATTGGAGAGAGGTTCCGGGTCGTGATGAGAAGTGGAGACAAGAAACAGTCAAAAATACTAGTGAAGTTCAATTTAGCCAAGAATTTGAATGTGAGTTTATAGGTTCCACTTCAACTCTGGTAGCTCCATCCAAATTGAGAACTATGGCCTTTGAACGACCAATAGCTTCAAAGAGTGGAATGGATGTATACGAACACCCCAAAAAAGACGCCACATATTGTATTGTCGCAGATAGTGCTCAGGGTAAGGGTCAGGACTACTCGGCTTTGAGTGTATTTGATATTTCTAGCATACCATACAAACAAGTAGCCAAATATAGAGATAATACCATTTCTCCAATGTTATACCCCAATGTAATCTATCAAATAGGAAACCAATACAATACAGCTTGGACTATGATTGAGGTTAATGATGTGGGTCAGCAAGTTGCTGAGACTCTTCATTTTGAGTTGGAGTATGAAAATATTCTAATGTGTTCAATGCATGGTAGAGCTGGTCAAAAAGTTGGAGGTGGATTTGGAAAGAATAATCAACTTGGAATACGAACCAGTAAACAACTCAAACGAATAGGATGTGCCGCGTTGAAAGAGATGATCGAAAGTGATAAACTGATTATTCCAGATTTTGAAACTATTGCGGAACTAACTACATTTTCCGCTAAACATAACTCATACGAGGCTGAGGAGGGGTCACACGATGATTTAGCTATGACACTGGTAATTTTCTCTTGGTTAGTTCAACAACAATACTTTAAAGATATGACAGACCTTGATATACGGAAACAGATGTATAAAGATCAAATGGAAGCTTTAGAACAGGATATGTTACCATTTGGTATCATTGACAGTGGACAAGAAGAAGAATCTTTCACAGACCAGAGTGGTCAGTTATGGGAGGTAGCTGATCCTTCACATCAAAGAGGATATTTCTAATTTTCACTACTGAAACCAAAATCATTTATAGGTTCGGATTTTGATTTTTTTATATTATCTATTAATTTTTTAGCATCGGGGTGAATACGAGTAGAATTATATTCAAGTCGAGATTCACTCTTAGTACATATAATTAAATGTTCTGGATTAACACAACAGTTATTTTGACAGATTTGGTGAACTATGTATCCAGTGGGAATATCTCCTGTATGATGTATATACGAAAATCTATGAGCAGGTATAGACTTTCCTAGATGTGAAAACATTCCATACCCCTGTCTTGTTTTAGAGGCTGTCCAAGACCAACATTTATTAGATTCTTTGTGTATTTTAGATAAAAATCTATCAATAGTTTTCATAATTCTCCGATTGAACTTATTTATATTTCACTAAATATTTATAACCTTGAGTTTTTCATTTTTATAAATAATCATAGTAATGATTTTACATAGGCAATAACACTTTTTTATAGGAGAAATGAAATGGCTTTTCAAATATCGCCAGGCGTTAATACTTCTGAAATTGATTTAACTACTGTAGTGCCAGGAATTTCTTCAATAGATGCAGGGTTCTCAGGTAATTTTAGATGGGGGCCAATTAATGATGTTACATTAATTGATTCAGAATCCCTATTGATTGAACGATTTCAAAAACCAGATGCAAACACATACGCTTCGTTTTTTACGGCAGCAAACTTTTTACAGTATTCTAACAGCTTACATTTGGTACGTTGTGCAAACACAGCTGGTGCAAAGAATGCATCATCAACAGCTGGTGGAGCAATTTTAGTTGCAAATAGTTCAGTATATTATAATACATTAGATGAAGGTGGAGCTTCAGTTTCAGCCGCAAAAGGTAACTTCATGGCCAAATGGGCTGGAAGTCTTGGGAATAGTCTCAAAGTTTCTCTTTGTGGTCCTACACGAGCCAATCTCGCTTCTGGAAATACAGTAGTTGCAGGTAATTCTTCTGTAACACTTACAGGGGGTGCTTCATTTGCAGTTCATGCTTCAAATAAGGCTTTTACAGCTACAGGTTCACTTTTTGCTACTGAACTCAGAGTCGGAGATGTTGTAGTTTGTAGTGGAAATACAATGGTTATCGCTACAATTACAAGTAATACCGCTGGAACAGTAACTACAGATCCAACAACTGGAGCAATTTCTAGTTCAGCCTGTGTACGTTTGAAAAGATCAGCATTCGGTGAACCACAAGCAAATATGAAGGGTCAAGTAGGAGTAGTTGCGAACAGTACGGTTATTTCTGCAACAGTTGCTACTGCTGGAGTACATAATTCAACAGCTTTCGATAAACAATATACTGTCGGAGACATCATTAAAATTAATGGTGAAGAAAGAAAAATTGCAGCTGTTACAAATAGTTCTTCAATGACTACTACTTTAGCTTTCACTAATACATCATCCACTCAAGCTCATTCCAGAACATGGGAATATGCAGGGTTGTTCGATAAAGAACCAGTAACAACTCAAGCTTCAGCTGATAAAGGTGCACTCTTTGATGAAGTTCACGTTGCAGTAATTGATGAAGACGGAGAATGGTCTGGATCTCTTGAACAAGGAATTGAGATCTATGCGGGTCTTTCAGTAGCCAAAGGTGCAAAATTTGAGGATGGTTCTAAAGCATACTATGTAGATGCTCTGAATCGTAGATCAAAATACGTTTGGTGGGCTGACCATGATGCATTGGGTGATGCTTATACCACAGGTGGAGCATCAGTTTCCGCTTGGGGTACTACAGCATCGGCGGGTATAGAATTTGCTTCTTCCTCAGCAGCTGGATCTTTAATTGCTACCGGAAGCCTTGGTGGTGGAGTTGATGGAACTGATGTTTCTGACGGAGATAAAATTGCTGGAATGCAAAAGTTTAAGAATACAGAAGAAGTAGAAATAGGACTTCTTTTGACCGGACAAGCTTCTCAAACTGTTGCTCTTGAAGCAATTGCAATTGCAGAACTTAGAAAAGATTGTGTAGCTTTTATTTCACCAGAACAGGCTGATGTGGTCAATAATGAAGGAAATGAAGTTGATGCTATTATCGATTATAGAACTGGACTTGGAACTTCATCTTATGCAGTTCTTGACAGTGGATACAAATATCAATATGATCGATACAATGATGTATATCGTTATATCCCATTAAATGGTGATATTGCAGGTTTAGCAGCTGCTACAGAATCTAACAGAGATGCTTGGTTCTCCCCAGCTGGATTTACAAGGGGTGCTATACGAAATGTAATTAAATTACCTTTCAATCCAAGACAATCTGAAAGAGATCAACTTTATAAAAATGGTATCAATCCTGTTGTTACGTTTATGGGTGAAGGTACTATTCTTTTTGGAGATAAAACTCTTCTCGCTAAACCAAGTGCGTTTGACAGAATCAATATTAGAAGGTTGTTTATCATTCTTGAAAAAGCTATTGCAAGATTTGCACGAGCTTCTTTGTTTGAATTCAACGATGCGTTCACACGAGCTCAGTTTGTTGGAGCAGTGGAACCATTCTTGAGAAATGTTCAAGGAAGAGATGGTATTACTGATTTTACTGTTGTCTGTGACGATAGTAATAATACTTCTGATGTTGTTGACAGAAATGAATTTGTCGGTGATATTTACGTTAAACCAAATCGTGCAATTAACTTCATTCAGTTAAATTTTGTAGCTGTAAGAAGTGGAGTTGACTTTTCGGAAATTACAGGATAGTATATAAATACTTATATATAATCATAGATGGGGGAAGACGATGGCATGCGAAGGCAGCACTTGTAAAAAAGACTTCCCCATCACATCTTTAATTTTAGTCATCGGAGGAGAATAACAATGGCGTTTACAATATCACAATTTAGAAGTCAGGGATTATCGCAAGGTGGAGCAAGACCTAATTTATTCCAAGCTTCTCTTACTAATGCACCAGTGACTTGGCCTACAGACGGTGGAGAAGGAAGTATGTCTTTTGCTTGTAAAATAGCAGCGATACCAGCTTCAACTCTAGCAGCTGTGGATGTTCCATATTTTGGAAGAAATGTTAAAGTTGCAGGTAATAGAACTTTTGACGCTCTTTCAGTCACAATAATTAATGATGAAGAAATGAGAATCCGAAAAGCTTGTGAAACTTGGATGAATGAAATGAATAGTCATGTGGGAAATGTACAAAAGATTGCACAAGGTGATATGTTTACTGCTGGTTTGAGTGTACAACATTATGGAAAAGATGGCGGTCCTCTCGGTAATCCGTGGAAATTTACTAATTGTTTTCCTATTGCATTAGGAGAAATTGGTTTGGATTGGGGAAGTAATGATACTATTGAAGAATTTACTATCGAATGGGCTTATGATTATTGGACTCATTCGGGGTCAACTGACGGTTGATAAATACAAGTAGAATGAGTTTCCACCACTAGGGGCATGGGGGCTTCTCAAGTCCCTTACACCTTCTAGGAGTTTATGAATGGCAATTGAATTATTTGGTTTTACAATAGGAAGATCACAAAAAGAAAAGGAAGCACAAGAAAAAGTTTCTTTTACTCTTCCACAACATGATGATGGAGCTCTTGATGTTGGAGGAGCATCAGGCGGAGCATATGGCACTTACCTTGACATGGAGGGTGCTGCGAAAAATGAGATGGATCTTATTAATCGCTATCGTCAAATGTCACTCTACCCAGAAGCAGAATTAGCTGTTGATGATATAGTCAATGAAGCTATTGTTGCAGACCGCGAAGAATCTCCTGTCAGTATTAATTTAGAAAATATTAATCTATCACCAGATATCAAACAGAAGATTCAAGAGAATTTTCATGATGTAGTAAAACTTCTTAGATTTAGAGATACTGGATACGACACTTTCAAAAAGTGGTATGTTGACGGTAGATTATATTATCATATTATTATTGATCCAGAAAATCCCAAAAAAGGAATACTTGAACTAAGACCTGTTGATGCTATGAAAATCAAAAAGGTTCGTCAAATACTTCCACAAAAAGATCCAAGTAGACCCACCGCGATGCCAAAAGTTGAAGAATATTTCGCTTTCAATGAAGGTGGAATAGATGGATTAAAAGGTGGTGAAATTGTTCGTATAGCACCAGATTCGATTGCATACTGCCACTCAGGACTTCTTAGTGAAGATCGAAAGATGGTATTAAGTTATCTTCACAAAGCAATCAAACCCCTAAACCAATTAAGAATGATAGAAGATGCGGTCGTTATTTACCGAATTTCAAGAGCTCCAGAACGTAGAATTTTCTATATTGATGTTGGTAACCTTCCAAAAGTTAAAGCAGAACAATATCTCCGTGACATCATGACCAGATATAAGAACAAGATGGTCTATGATGCTGATACTGGTGAGTTGAGAGATGACCGAAAACATATGAGTATGTTGGAAGATTACTGGTTACCGCGAAGAGAGGGTGGAAGAGGAACAGAAATTACTACACTACCAGGAGGAGAAAATCTTGGTGAGTTAGATGATGTATTATATTTTCAAAAGAAACTCTATAAGGCATTAAACGTGCCATCCTCAAGATTAGATCAAGAAGCTGGATTTGTTCTAGGTAGAGCACAAGAAATTTCAAGAGATGAAGTAAAGTTTACACGATTTATTGAACGATTGAGAAATAGATTCAGTCATCTTTTTAATTCTTGTCTTGAAAAACAACTAATCCTAAAGGGTATACTTACTCTTAATGATTGGAGAAGTATAGAAACTAGTATTCATTATGAGTGGCAGACAGATTCACAATTTGCAGAACTCAAGGAAGCTGAGATGTTGACTGAGAGATTAAATTTACTTCAGAGTATGAATTACGCTGATGAAATTGTTGGAACTTTCTATTCTAAAGAATATATTAGAAAGAGAATCCTGAAACAAACAGCTGAAGAAATCCAAGAAATAGACAAACAAATTGAAACTGAAGCAGCTGCAGAACCAGAGGGTGATGGAGAGGATGATCAATATAACTCCTTTGTACCAAAATCTGGCAAGAATATAAAGGAAGATATAAAACTTAAAAATGACTTGAGTAGTATCATGAAAAGTGTTCTAGAGCCACAGAACTAATTTGATATAAATACTAATAACTAATAAATTATAAGGAAATTATGAGCGAATATACACCAGAAGACATCATTAAATACTCTATGTCCGGTGATGGAGCAAGAGTAAAAGATGCCATTCAAGGAGTATTATCTAACAAAGTATCAAAAAGTATAGAGTCTAAAAGAGCAACAGTGGCTCAGACTATGTTTACAGCTGGTACATCGCAAGGAGTTGAGAAACAAGAAGTAGCAGATACTTTTGTAGCTACGGCAGAAAAAGAAGGAATTTCAACTGCAGAGACACCAGAAACCGTTAGCACATGAAAAAATTTAAACAGTTTAAATCAGAGCAACAAGTTATAAATGAAATCGGACCTATCGGTGTTGCTATGATGGGTGCTATGGGAATATTTGGTGGTGGTATAGCTGCCTTTAAACTGTTTAAAGCGGCAAAAAAAGGTATTAAGGGATATAAGGAAGCTAAGGCAGAAAAAAAAGATAATAAAGAAAATGGAGTTTTTGTCCAAGTAAAAAAATGGGATGATGATGAAGGTAAAATAGTATCTCAATCTGTTGAAATTGCAGCGAAAGGTACTTCTGCAGCTAA